GCCTTTGATTTGGTCTATATATCCAAAGGGGTCATCATTAACTAATGAGCCATCCTTGAACTTCTTAAAGCCATAAGATGATGCTGATTTAACATCAGTCAATACACCATCAATCTTACAGTCCATAGAGCCTTTAATACCGTCTACTTCTACTTGCTTCTGTTCGTGTGTCACATCGTGACCTGCAAGTTTAGTAAGGGCTAGTACCATCTCTTCAATCAAGTGACCATATAGAAACTTGATTCTTGTATGGGGCAATAGTTTCTCACCCTCATAGCCATTATAAGAATACCACAACTGTCTATCTTTCTTACCTATGTTAGACATACGGAGCTTACGCTTATCAAACTCGTGTTCTGTGATATTGTTTCTTAGTATCTCTTTGACATTCTCACCGAAGTCATTGATTACTTGTTCGACAGGCACACCTTCAGGGATTTCCTTGGTGTCAATCATACGATATATGTCGCTTACTAGAGTATCTGTACTCATTGTACTTCCTCCTTTAAAATTTTATCAACTAACTCTTTTATTTTTAAAAGATAAATTCTACTAGCATTATGGTCTCCTCCTTTAACTGGATAACCTTGCTTGTATATTTTCTTTAGGGTTTCTGTAGGAATTATAAAACCTAATACAAACTCATCATTAGATGTTAAGTTGTGTATCCAAACATCTGACTCAGTAGCCTCAATACCACTAGCTTTACCGTAGCTTTCATACTCTACACAAATATTCCCTGTTTTTTTCCACATATCTTTTTCAGTTTTAACTTCAGCAGTTGTTAGCTTGTCTGCAATAAAGTCTTCCCACTTTTCTCCAAACTTTAAATCTAAATCAAACTTTTTGAATGATTTTCCTCTATTGTTTGGTGCTATTAGTGTGTCTGTTGCCACGTTTCACCTACCTTGTATTCACCGTCCAAAGGACAGTTTAGTTTAAAAGATTTACCTGCTTGAATGATAGACCCTACCGCTAGACCTCCGAAGAAGTCTGCTTGGTCTTGTCTGACCTCGCATTGAAACTCATCGTGCACATTCAGTACGAACTTATAATCTAAGTCATACTGTCTAGCATAAGAGTCCAACAGTACCAACGCTTTCTTCATAACCACCGCACCTGCACTCTGTAGTAGAGTGTTTAGTGCTGAGTGTTGTGAGCGTATGTGTAGCTTACGTCCATCTAATCCAGTAACCCAACCCTTACCGCTTGATTCGGAAACTTTCTCTCGCAGTTGTTTTAATGCAGGAGTATTGTCAAGAAAGTTCTTCTTAAGTATACGCCCACGCTTTGCACCACCTCCTGCTACCTCACCAATCTTACTATCACCTGCTCCGTATAGGAACGCATAGATAAAAGTCTTGGCTTGGTCTCTAGTCTGTAGTCCTGCTGACTTCTGATTAGCAGAATGAATGTCACCATTAAGTATCTCATTAGTGTATTTATCATCATTCATATAGTGTGCCAACATTCTAAGTTCTAGACCACTAGCATCACAACCAACCAACTTATAATCTTCGGGAACAGTCCACAAGTCTCTACAGTCAGCACCGTAGCCACCCTCAAAACCCCAAAGTATTTTACCGTCTTTACCGTGCCTAGTCGCAGGGACTTGAGCACAATTAGGATTAGAGTGTGTCATCCTACCAGTCACCGCACCGCAAGGGTTTACTCTTCCGTGTACTCGACCAGTACGCTCATCTATTGCATCAACCCAACTCTTTACCATAGCTATACGCTTGGTTAGTGTCAGGTAATCTACAATCAACTGAGCTTCAGGTATATTAACAGATTTAAGTACCTTCTCGTCTACGATAGGATTGCCCTTCTCAGTAAATGCTTTGGGCTTCCAACCGAAGTGTTGTAGATACTTAGCTATCTGTTGCCTTGAGCCTAAGTTAAACTCAGGGTACTCAAAGTATCCCCAAGCACATTGCTTTACTTCGCAACTAGCTATAGCAGGGTCTCCCTCAGCATCTAACTCATCATAAAAGTGTGCACCTTTATCTAACTGTGCCTGATACCTTTTAGAGATACTGCCGTCTTTGTTCTTCATCTTGTCTTTAGGATGAACTAAGTCTACCCACACAGGCAGAGGTTTAAATCTCTCGTGTACCTCGTCCTCTATGTCTAACACTTTCTCTTTCATTTCAGCTAGTAGTTCATACGCACGCTCTTCATTAAGTATCATACCATTATCGGTCTGTTGCTTAATAATCTCAGCCGTTGTATGTTCTAAATTAACTGCCTCAGAAAAAGTTAAATGTTTAACAAAATGATTGTAAAGAGCTTTAGTAACTCTCACATCTTGCTGACAATATTCTAACATATCGTGGCTATACTCTTCCCATCCACCTTGATAGTCATCCTTATAATCACCAAGCCTCTCACCCCACGCTCTTAAACTGTGCCCACCGTCAAGGCTAGGGTTATATAGTCTAGAAAGAACGAGAGTGTCCCGTAAATTAAAAGACCAATCCATCCCAGTAATCCTACGCAGAATAGGAACATCAAAATTAATAATGTTGTGTCCCACAAGAGTGTCGACATTCTCTGATGCCAACCATTTTCGAAAAAGTCCATTGGCTTCTCCTCCTATAAAGTTGTATACAGTAGTCTCATCGTTGTCTAGCATTGCACAGATGCAATGTACTCTAGTAGCTTCGAGACCGTCAGTTTCTATATCAAAAAAAGCCTTCATCAATTACCTCCGAAAGTCTTCCAGTTTCACTATCGTACTGCAATCTACAAGCCTTACCAGTCAATCCCGAAAACCTATTCTTTATAACCCGTAGTGTTGTCTGATTACGGATGATAGGGTCATCGTCCTGTTGGTTACGCTCTAAGCCAATAACAATGTCGGACAGTTGGGCGATAGCGGCACTACCTCTTAACTCTGATAGTGATACTTGTCCGCCCTCTTCGTGTGCCTTACCTTGTGGTCGTCTGAGATGAGAGATAAGAAATAATCCTATGCCTGTCTCTTGAACTATCTTTCTAAGGTTTGTCATAATGGCGTCAATTGCTTTTCTTTCGTCTAGTATACCATCTTGGTCGGAAACTACAATAGATAAATGGTCTAAAACTATCCACTTACAATCAAAAGATTTAGCATAAGTTCTAATCACATTAAGTAGTGAGTCTTCCGACATACTACCGAAGTGGTCATAGAAGTATACATTCTTATCGCCTACCGATTTCTGCCATAGAGCCTTTTTATCTTCGGGGCTTAACTCTCTCTCATATTGTGGTATGTGAATAGGTGAGTTAGCTTCGATAGACATCAAGCCTTTAACAGTACGCTCGATAGATTCCTCTAAGTGAATGATAGCTAGGTTATCGTCAGTCTTATCAAGTATGTATGCTTCTAACTCCTTAACAACGCTAGTCTTACCCATACCCGAACCACTCGTTATAGTTACCAGTTCCTTAGACCTAAAACCATAGGTTAGTTTGTTAAGACCTGCCCACGGATAATCAATATTGACGAGGTTCTCATCTTTTAGAAGATGTTCCCAAGTATCTACACCCTTGACTATTCCCGCAGGTGTGTAAGATTCAGAAGACCACCAAGCATTGGTGAACTCTTTAATCTTGCCGTTGATTAGCATCTCACTAGCATCTTTCATAGGCAATCTGCAGACCTTTAGCTTACCGACAGATATAATATCCTGTACGTCTTTAACTGCTTGGAAACCTGCTTGGTCTTGGTCGAAACATAAGACCACATTATCAAAGGACTCGATATACTCTAAGTTATCCTTGACGTCCCTAGCGGCTGAATTTGCCCCGTTCTTTAGTGAGACAACCTGCCACTTGCCGTCAAACATTTCGCTCACAGAAAGGGCATCTAGTTCGCCCTCACAGATAGTTAAGTATTTACCTCCTGAACGATTAGCGTTCTGTCCGAATAGACCTGAACCCTTATTAGTTCCAATAATTTGAAACTCTTTAGTTGCGACAGTTCTCTCTTTGTAGCCTATTAAAGCGTTGCTATCTTTTGAGTCGTAGTATGGATAGTAGTGTTTGTCTATCTTACCACCTTTGTCGTAGCTTACCGTTACACCGAACTTCTTGGTGATGTCAGAGGAAATCCTTCTATCTTTAATCATAGCCCCACTTGTACCTCGTGGCGTTATACTTTGCATAGAATTATTCTCCATATTAAAATTAGTGTCTGTGATATCAAAAGTTAAATGTTTAACTTTTTTTTCATAATGACCACAGGCATTACAATAACCGTGTCCATCAGAATAGACCGAAAGGTTATCACCTGACCTGTCCCCACCTGTATCTCTACAGGCAGGGCAGGGCTTATGCTCTACAAAAGTAGAGGGGTTATGCGAAGAACTCACTTGTCTCTTCGTCAGCAGATTTATAACCCTCAGTACGCTTCATCACCTTAACCGCAGTTAAGTATGTAGCGACACCGTGTTGTGGGTGTTCATTACCCGCTTTCCAAAGTACCTGTACTTCAGACTCAGCACCGAAATCGTGTCCGATAGCCTCACCATCTGAAGTCTTTACCATATCAAAGGATAGAGGATACTTAGTAGAAAATTTACGGGCTTTGTAAGACCCACCATCCTCTGTCTGAATAGTCCTAACCTTGACACCTGCTTTTTCTAGTGCCGTGGCTTCCTTATCATCAATAGCGACAGTAAGTGTGTACTTACCAGTATCTTCACCATTGAATTTTTCTGTACTGTCTAGATAGACGTACTTTGCTGTACCTGTAGTTATCATAATTGTTAT